CCCGCCGCTTTACACAGCTTTACAAACGCTTCGCTGACAATCGGCTTACAGTCTGCGATCGCAAGCGCCCGGTAATCAATCAGCCCTTTCCTGAAACTGCTTTCCCGGCTTACTTCAACTGCAATACCCTCGGGCATGTTATAGCCCATATACTGCGCATAATTGCCCAGAATCGCCGTATGATCCGGCATGTTGTCATCAATAACAACCTCATGCCCCAGAATCTTGCCGATACTCTCGGACTTCGGATCTGCAATAAAGATCGGCCTTCCGGTGCTGTCCACCATGCCATAAAATGACGTGTACAGCATTGCATTATTCATTGCCCATTTTGCACCGTTTGAATATCCGCGCTTCAGCAGCGCAATGGTTTTGATCACGTCGTCATAGGCAAAGGTTGTCTTTGCAGTCTGAATCATGTTTGCGCCTGCTGTCCAGGTGATTCCGGTCAGAAGTCCTGTACCCTGTCCGGATCCGGTGCCATTGACCAGTGCCTCGTTGATCGTCTCCATGACGCACGCTGTCAGCTCCTGTACCAGATAATTTTCAAAAGCTGCAATACTCATGCGGCGGGTCTTTGCGCTGATCGAGAACACTTTTATGATCTCATATCCGTCAAATGTGACAGTTGTCAGTGCCGGTTTGTCTCCCTCCGTCTCTGCACCTTCCGTATGCCATGACGCTTTATTGCCGGGCGTGCCCACCGGAATACTGATCTTTGTCGGAAGTGAGAAACTGCGGCATTCTGCCAGAAGTCCGCCCTGCTTTCGTGCTTTTGAAATGATCTCATTCAGTGTCTGCGTGGGAAGGATGGCAACGGCATCCGTAGAACTGGTAAAGGAATCCGCTCTTTTCTCCGCCTGTTTCAGCCCTGCATCAAGCGCCGTTTTCTCCGTATCGCTCAGACTCTGGCCAAGAAGATTTTTATAAAATGCACTGCGGTATTCCGGTGTATCCAGCACGTCGTCACCGAAGGTCTTTTTTTCTTTCGGTTCCATGCTCATGCCTGTGATAACGTTCAGCGTGGCCGCGGCGCTGCTTCTGGTCTCAAGATTCTCCCGGGCCTCCCGGATTCCGGAAAGTTCGATATTCAATGCGGCAATATCGGCAGTTTCATCCGTGTCGATCAGCTTCCCGATCTCTCTTGCCCTGGTCTCCATTTCTTCAACTGTCTTCGTTCTGTAAAAGTTAAATGCTTCCGCAACTGTTTTAAATTTCATGTCATATCCTCACTTTCAGTATTTGATTGATGGTTCTCTTCGCCTGTTTTCTGGCTTCCAGACTCTTAAGCCCTGCGCTTCTTGCATTTCTGGCTTCCACGCTTGCCGCCGGATAAGCCGGGAACGGCACTACGCTGCATTCCAGCACTTTTTCAATCCGGTTGATCGTTCGGGTATTTGTTGCCGGATCGTAGTGATCCCCTCCTGCCGGAACTTTAAAAGCAAAACTCATACCGGTCAGATCGCCTCTTTTAACGGCTTCATAGACTGCCCTGGCTTCGTATGTATCGGGTAATGCCGCTCTGATCTCGAGCCCTGCCGGGGTCGTCTCAAGCTGCATGGTTCTTGGCGTGCGTGCAAGCGGAACTTTGTTCAGATCGTGATTATAGAGCAGCCTCACGTCACTGAGATCTGTTCCATCCAGCGCGCCCCGCCGGATGATCTCTGTGTACGATCCTGCCGGATCGTGTATGACTGCCGGTGTGTCAAATACAATCGGCATGCCTGCCAGAATCAGGCTTT